ATATTTACTTGTAATATCTGTCGAAGCTTTAGATGCACCTGGTATTAATTCATCTAATGCTGTTCTTATACCACTCATTAAAAATAATTTTTGTTCTTCAGTAGTTAATTTGTTTATTTGTCCTTGTGTAGCTTGAGAGAAATCCAAAAAGTGTTTAGACCATTTATTTGTTTGATGTGATATTTTTCCAGCATAGTTAAATCTACCTGATATAGACATAAATGCTTGAGAGCTTAATTGTCCTGAACCAGTGTATATAGCATCTCTAAATTGTTTAATTAAATCATAATCTCTTTTTATTGATGAGATTGTGTCATTTAGAGTAGCAAATCTTTCTGAGCCAATAAAATCCTTAAATGCATTTAGCTTATCTCCCTCAGTCATGTCATCAGTAAATGTTTTTTCTATCGTTTCAAAGTTTATCTTCATATTGAAATTCTTAGCACCACCAAGCTCCAATTCTTTCCATAATGTTTTTATATTTGAATAATTTAATTTTCCATCTTCTGGAATATATTTAGCAAATAGATTATCTAAATATTGTTCATATACTTTTGTCATAACATCATCTTTAAATACTACTTGTGTAGATGCCATTGCTTTAGTCATTAATCTTTCAGCTTCGTTTAATGCTGCTTTAGACTTAAGTTCTAATGCTTTTTTTAGTGATAATTTGCTTCCATCTCCATACAAGTAAGATATATTCTCAACTGGTTCTAAGAAATCATTTATAACTAATCCGATATATGCATTTTTATAATATCCATCTATTCTGTCTTTTGTTAATTGAAGTTTTTGTTCAAACTCTTCTTTTTCTACTTCCTTTGAACCAATTCTATATACTTTTTTAGTTTCTGTATTTGTAGAAGCTGCTATATTATCAATGTTTTTATTTTCTACTACATGCTCATAACCAATGCTCCCTATCGGTTGTCTTTCTGTTTTTGTTGGTTCTTTTGTTATTGCGCTTTTAACATTGATATCAACTCCATATCTATGTTCCATTGATATTTCAAAAGTATTTATTACAGAATATTTATTTGTTGGGTTGTGTATTTTTATTTCTTTTCTATCTTTTGTATTTAATACATACTCTTGAGTATTTGAATACATTTGATTTAATATATCATCAGAAGAACCGATAATGTTGTTTATTTCTTGCCCTATAGATTTTTTTACATTATCTATTCTACCAACTTCTGTAGACATTATTCCTGATATATCTAATGCTTTTTTAAATATATTTCCATACATTTGAGATATATCACCTTCAATTTGATCTATTATTATTTGAACTTTTTTAGCATCACCAACAACTACTTCGTTATATCTAATATTTGCCAATTTAGAATTCAATGTTTTCTTTACAGCTAAACTTAAAGCAAACTTAAATTCATCTTTTAGCTCTAATCTTGTTCCTAGTTCTGTTTCTGTTTTTTTTGTTATTATATTTACAATATTTTGTAAATCAGAGTTTTTTGATTCTTTATTGTATTGCTCTATTATTCTTTTTAATGTATCACTATTCAATGAAGCTAATATCTTATCTGTTAGTTGTTCTGTATAATGCTTACTATCGTCTATAGCGTATCCTAAAGTTTTCAATAAAGTATCTATAGATTCATCTATAGTTGATATTGCTGAATCAAATTTTTCATATTCTTTAGCTATATTTTTACCAAAATCTGAACCAAGTGTTTCTTCAAGTTTTGAGTATTTACTTAAATCTAGTGCTTTTTCTATATTAAAATTTTTAACATGTTGTTTTAAGAATGTTAGTAGATATATTAAACTCATATTCTTTTTGTAGTTGTGGTTCTTTAAGTATTTATTTAAAGTTATAAAACTATCATTATCTAATTGTTTTGTTAGTGAACCAAGCAAATCTGTAAACTCTTTATCAAATTGTTCTCTTTCTTCTGTATTTAGATCAATATCATCACTATTTATTGATATTTTTCCATTAGAACCAATGGAAACTGAAGCATTAGTTACTGCATGCAATGCTAATGTTTTTTTATTTTCTTCAACTAAAGCTTTACCTATTTTATCTATAGCTTCATATATTTTTATTCCAACATTATCTTTAAATGTTCCATAAGCTCTAGATAAATAGTTTTTTAGTATCTCTTTAACATTTTTTTTAGTTTCTTCTTTATTGTAATTCTTACCAGTATAAACTGATTCAGCTACTTCACTAACTGGTTCTATCAATCCTTTTTTTCCTTCTGATATTTTATCATCTGTTCTCTTCATCCCAAATCCCAAATGAATAGAACCACCTCTAAAATGTATCGTATGTTTACTTATCTTCATTGAATCAATTAGTGCATTTATAAAGTTTATTTTTTTATCGTTTGATATTTCTTTGCTATTTAGAAACTTCTTAATATTCTCAAATTGTTCTTCACCTAACAATTGTTTTATTTTTGTTTCTGCTTTGTTTGTTAATATATGCTTTGTAATTTTACTTTTATTAAAGTCTTCTTCACCAATCTTAAACTCTTCTAACATTTTGTTATGCTCATCTATTGTTTGGTTCTTATGCTCTTTTAGAACAACATTACCAAATGTTTTAGATATATGATGCTTGTTAACTGCAACTATAGTTTTTTTGTTTGATTCTTTTTTTAATTCTGATGTTATTTTTTTAGAAACTTCTTGTATTGATAATTCACCATTTTCCATTTCTTTTTTTATTTCACCCCATTTTTCTGGAGTTAAATCTACACCAAAATCTTTTTCAATAAAATCTCTAATGCTTGATAAATTTTCTAATGCAGATTTATCTTTATTTTGTTCTAAATAATTATAAAATTTTTCTTCAACAATTTTTTCATTATCTTTAGTAACAATTAGTTGGTTTCTTTTAATATTACCGTTTTCATCTTTTACATCATATGTAATACCATTGATACTGTCTTCAACCAATCTACCATCTTTGTTTAATGCTCTTTTTGAAATCAATGTTTCTATAGAACCAGTTTGTTTATTCATATCTTCAAATAATTTTGATTGCTCATACACATCATTATTCATTTTGTAATTTATTACTTCATCTTTTATATCCGATTGGTTCTTTTTTTCGTTATAAAAAGCTTTTTCTGTACCTTTACTAACAATATATGATGTCCCTACTATAGGAAGTGTTGTTATACTCATTTGACCAAAAGCTTTCCAATAATTCTCAGATCCAAGTTCATTTGTTTTATGTTTTATTTCTCCATTATATTCCATTTCAGAGCCAGCATTAAATGCACCTGCACCAGCATATGCTGTTTGTTCTGCTATATTTCCAGCGATAGATAATGATTTTTGTAATCTTGTTTTTGGTAGTTCTTTACCAACAAACTGATTAGTTTTCATTATAGCTCTAATTTCTGGATTTATCGCTCTTGCACTTAACATCGCTTCTTCTGCTAATGTTTTAGTAACACCTATAGCTTTTCCTATTCCAGCACCTAATATTGCAGAACCAGTTACTCCTCCTATTCCTCCAAGCATTGTTTCATTTTCTTTACCATTTATATCATAGAAATGATTATTTCTAATCCACTCAAAATTATCTCCAAATCCTAATAATGTATCATTTAAAGCATCTGCAAGTACAGATTTAAGATAACTTTGATTCGTATTATGAGTAATAATATTGCTTTCTTTTTGAACTTCTTTATCTTCAATCCGGTTCTTTTTATCTTGATTTATTGCATAATTTATACTATCTGCTATTCCCATTACTGACCTCCCGTTTGTTCATTAGCTGTTAACTTTGTAGCTTTAGCCATTGCTGCCATTACATATGCTTCTACAAATGATCTTCTTAACTCATCTTCCATATTTGGTTTAAGTAATCCTAAAGAACCAATAAATTTTGATGATATTTTGTTTGAGAAGTATTTTGTGTATTTATTGTTCCCTTCTAATGGTACACCAAATCTTGTTGTTAACATTATTTTTTGTTTCGCTGGTACATAACTATCAATATTAATATTTTTAGCTAAATATTTATTTAATGGTAATTTGTAATTTGGATCTGTTTTTTTGTATTTATACCATTTCGCTATACTCATTTTTACTTTATATGTTAAATTTACTGCTTTATTTTTATCAATTCCTATATTATCTGTAAGGATTTCATATATCACTTTATCAGCCCTATTATTATGTGAAAAGAATATATTTTGAGTGTCATTGTTAACATTTTTTTGAGCTTTAAATAACATTTGGTAATCTACATTATGTAACAATCCTCCAGAACCAAACAAAATATTTTTATTATCTGATTTAGCTGATAATATTCTTTTACTAACATTCATAAAATTTTTAAAGTAAAGCTTTGGATCTAATTTACTTAGTGATATTAAACTTTCTGCACTTGTTCCTTTAAAATCAGAACCTTTTAGTTTTCCAATAGCAAAGAAGTCGTTAACATAAGAACCAAGGTGAGCTAATGTTTGTGTTACTTTATTATAGTTACCACTCATTGTCTTAATACTGCTTTTTGTTAATGATACTATATTTATATTTGTTCCTTCTAAAGCAGTAGAAAAAAGTTCTTGTGTTTTTGGTAATGTCATACTACTGTTATTTGCTATTGTTATAATAGCATCTATTTTATTTTCAGTTGGTATATTACTATTTTGTAGATCTTCTTTAACTATTTGTGTGTTACCTGTATTTAAGTCTTTATTTAGCTTTATAGTATACTTTTCAATATTGATACCTTTTAATGTGTTTTTCAATAGTTCTCTATCTTTAAAATCAATGTTTTTATTGTTTGATAGTTGATTTACCTTTTTACCGATAACTGTTAAAAATTTTATTTGTTGGTCTAATGGTTGTTTTGCAAGTACTTGATCTATTGCAACAATAGAACCAACAAACTTATTTGCAGAACTAGGTACAAACTCTGGATCATATGAATGTGATATTACTGAATATAGTAAAGCTCCTTCTGTATCTTTTTGAGCATATAATTTAGCTGCTTTATATTCATAATCTAACGAATTCAATTTAGCTTTTGCTTGAGGTATTGTGTATCCAAATTTAGTTGCATAAGTAGCTAACATATTATTATCTTTTATTATTTGATCTGCAGTTATTCCATTATCCATAGAAACTTTAAATGCCTCCACTGGATCTTTTGCTTCACTCCATTGTGTTACTGTTTTTTGTTTGTTTACATTTATAGTTTTAGTAAGTGTTGTAGAACCAGATGAATTTTTACCATCTCCAGCATATAGTAATTCATAATCAGTTTTATATGTAGCAAATTCATCTAATATTTTATTGTACTTCTCTTTGTTCTGCTCATAATCTTGTGCTATTTCTTGAGCTTCATCAAGTGAATAATTTTTCCCACCTATAGAAACACCATTTGCATATTTTTCTCCAAAATCAGGATCTTCTGTTGCTTTAGTAAATAAATTATGAACTAATTCTTTTTGTTTTATATCTTTAACTTTAGGAATTAATTGTGATAGTTTATAAGCTATATTTTCTTTAGACACACTGAATTTCTTTCTATTTAATTCAGCATTTATTCTCGCTGTTTCAGCGTTCATTCTTGTTGAGTTAGCATTTATTCTTGATGTTTTAGCATTTTCTTCTGCTACAGAAGCCATTCTGTTTTGATATTCTTCCGTATTTAACATTTGTTGTTTTTGTATATCTAATTGCTTATTCCTAAAGTTATCTGTATTAATTGTGTTAAATATATTGTTTAATGCGTTACCTGCTTGTATTACTTCTTGGTTCTTTTGTGCTTCTTCTTGTTGAAGTAAAGCATCTATTTTAAGAGCCAATGAAGCTCCTTTCATAATATGTTCTATTCCGCTATTAAACATACTGGAACCAGCTTGGAAAGCTTGTGCAGATGCTTGTCCACCAGAAGTAAGTGCATTCATATATTGTGAGTTTAAATCTACCATATATTATCCTTTTTATTTAGCTTGTATAAGCTTTTACTATACCTTCTCTTACTTTAGCTATTCTATCTGCTTCTTGTTTAGCTCTATTCCATTGCTCTTTAGCTATACCTAATTGTTCTCTAGCCATACCTAATTGTTTAAAACCTAAATACATTCCACTTAATGTTCCTAAAGCTCCAATTATTTGTGTAGCTGGTTGCAAATATTGATGTTGCCAACTATTCATATCTGCTAATTTAGTATTATAAAAATTACTCATTGTATCCATATAATTTGCTTGTGATAATTTAAGGTTATCATCTGCGTTTATTGTATTAAAATTAAATACACTTGGTTCTGTTGTTATATTGCCTATCTTTTGATTTGTTGAGGTGTTAATTACAGAACCAAAGTATTTTACTGGCTCTATTTTTTGTCCTATTGTAAAACCACATCCTATTTCAGTATTTGGATCACATGCCATTATAAGCTCCTTGTTAATTTAATTGTTTTTTTTAGATTTACTTCTGTTTGAAGAGTTATTGAATTATAACATAAATATATTATTGTAGAATTATAAAAAGTAACAAGAACCGAAGATTGGTTCTAAATAAAGATTATTTACCTTCTGCTAAAATAGAGATGTTATATTTAGGTATCATTCTCATATTAACTTTACCATTCATTTCTCTATCACTATTTCTAGCTATTTGATTAGCTTTCTCTTGTGGTATTTTTAGTTGTTCCATTATTTGTCTCGGGTCTAATCCAGAACCAGCATTCTTTCTCGGTTCTTTTAATGATCGTAATGCTTTTAAATCATTTTTATTGATAATAACTTTTCTATTAAACGGAATTATTTTTCCATTTACTTTCGCATATCCTACTTCATATGCATTATCTGTTGCTGATGTTACAATTACTTCGTACTCGTCTTTGTTTAATCTTTTAGTTGCCATATACTATCCTTTTTGTTTTATTTAGGTTAATAACCTTTATCTTGTCTCCAGAAAGGAGACAATGTAAAAAGTTATTAATATTTAGCGATTACTTTAGCTACATTTTCTGGGTTGATTACTGAAGCTCCAAGTACTGCTTTCCATCCAATAGACATTTTTCTGTTAAGTGGATCATTACCGTTTTGACCAAATCCTTTAGTAATGATTTCAACACCATTCTTACCTTTTAATGGGATTTGAGCAGCAGCATCTTTACCAACAATAATTAATTCACCTTTTTCATTATCTGCCCACATATTGAATTCTTCACATACTCTAACATCACCAATCATTCCTCTTTCACCTGGTAATGGAGATCCTTTAAGCATTGAAGCATATTGTTCTAATGGTTTCCAAGCATCATTATCTTCCATTGCATTAATAACTAATGGGTTGCAATAACCAATATATTTAGCCCAAATAGAAGTTTTTACTTCATATAAGTTAGTACTAATTACTTCATCCATATATGCAACACCACTTAATCTTAATTGAGTAGATACTGTTTTAAGTGCTGTAACAAATTCTGCATCTCTAACACTATTAAAACCATCATCATTTTCACTAATATCTTGGTGATGTCCTGCACCTGCTCTTAAAATATCTCTGTAAAATCCATCAATAATTAAAGACGCTACATCTTTGTATTGGTTGATATTTTCAGCGATAGTATACATATCATCGTGATCAACTACTTCTTCAGTTACTGTCATCCAAGAACCAACTCTGAATAAATTAGCTTCTTGAGTTACTTTTTTCATTTCACCAAATTCATTTCCTGAATCACCTTCACTTAAAATAAATTGTTTATAAAGATCTTCTTCTACCATATTATAAATAGCTTGTCCTGGTCTATAAGGTTCACTTGTTAATTGATCTTGGTAAAGTTTATTTGCAAGAACCAGGTCTTTCATTGGAATCCATTTTTTAAACTCTACTTTAGTTCCTTCACCTTTATTTAGCCCATAAGTTAATGTAAATAATTTATCAAAAATAGTTTTTTGATTAATTTTAGCTGTCATTAATTTATTTAATTTAATTTGTTGCTCTACACCTAATCCTGAACCTTGGTTTCCATACATAATTGTTGCCATTGTTTATCCTTTATTTTTTATTATGATACTGTAACATATTCATCTACTAATGTAGATCCAAGTTTTTGTCTATAAATAACAATATTTCTACCTGCACCTAATCCTGCTGGGTAATTATGTGTTTTACCTACACCTAATCTTACATCATATGTTCTATCTAATGTTTTACCATCTGTTGCTGTTAATCCAATAAAAACATTTTTACCGATTGTTTCTGTACTACTGTCTTCTGTATTGTTTACTACATCATTTCCATTTTCATTATCATAAGCTGCTAATACTTTATAAGTATTGTTTAAATCAATATTTACTACTGTTGCTGCCATTTTTTATCCTTTATTAAAATAATATTTCTCCGAAGAGTTCTTTTTCAAGTTCTTCAATTGATTGTTTTTCATTCCAAATCTCTTCATAAGATTTTTTAATTGATTTTGGTTTAGGTTTATTTACTTTAGTTTGTTTAACTGCTTCCGTTGGTTCTGAAACTTCTCTTGACTTGATATCTCCATTTTTCATCACTTGATCTGTTGCGTAATCATATGCTTGGATCCAAGTTAAAGAAGGATTTATAGCTTTGGTTTTAATAGCATATGGTAACACTTTTTCAAATGTTCCATTAGCTACAAGTTGAGTAAAAAGATTAAATACTTGAACATTACTTAATAGTTCTGAGACAAATGTTGGATCTAATTCTTTATCTATCAATCTTTGAACTCTACCTGCAACTTCTGGCTCTTTATTAGTTAATTCACTAAAAGCTTCTTCTATTGGACTTTTTTGTTCAATAGTAGGTTTATATGTTTCTTCTTCTTTTTCTTCATCAGAACCAAACAGGTCATCATTGAAACTACTATTGTTATTTTGTTTTAAACCAAAATTCTTAGCAAGATAGTCTAATGCACTACTATTACCATTTTTTGCATCAACTAATGCTTGAATATCTTCTATACTTAAACTATTATCTTCAATAAGTGAAACTATTTGTCTATGTGGTTTTATCTTATTCATTTTCAATGAATAATCCATACCTTTTTGCATAAGCTCAATAGCTTCATCTTCTGTTTTAATCCAAATTTCATTACCTCTATATTTTAAAGGTTTTGTAATTACTACTTGATTACTATCATTAGAACCAGTGTTATCTTCTTGCTTAATTTCTTTTTGAGCTGTTTGCTCTTCATTAGTTGGTTCTATATTGTCAAATAGTGATTTTTCCAAATCTTCTATTGATTCGTTTTTATTGAATATTTCTTCTTGAAGTTGTTCTATGCTTTTTTCACTACTGTCTGTAGTTTCAATTTGTTCTTTTTCATTAGAACTTTCTTCAGTAACTTCTTCTGTTTTAACATCCAGCTCTTCAGTTGGAGTAGTTAAAAGTTTTTCCATTTAATCTCCTTTTAAGATTTAATTGATTGAATTATATCATAATCTAACATTTGTTCAATATATTGTTTAAAAATTGTTCTGGCTTTAAGTTGTAAATTAACTTCTGGTACACTTATATCGTTAGTTAATACTATATCTGTTATATCAGAACCAAGGTATGAGTCTAAAAATAATTCCTTGAAATCTTTATTTTTTAGTAGATTTTCCATCATTTGTGTTTTTGTTTTCATTTGCTTCCTTTAGAGTTTTAGTTATATTAGCATATTTTTGAGCTATATCTGCTTCTGTTGATACAGCTTCTTTTTGTGCTTTAACTTCTGTTGCTTTTGCTCTTGCTATATTTGCTTGAGCAAGTGAATTATCTTTATCAACATTAGCTTTCATTTGAGCCATCTGCAATTGAACCATTTGTTGTTGTGTTGGATCTGGTTGTGGTTGATATTCTTTAATTGTTTTAGCTAATTGTGGGAATTCCATTAATTCACATAGTTTGCTCAATAATCCTTTAATAGCATCTGGTGGTACTGCACCTGTTTGACTTAATGGAGCAAGTTGTTGCATCAACATATTAATTTGTTGGATCTTTATTTGAGTTAATCCATCAGTTCCTACTTTTATATCAATATCATATTTAATATCTTTTTTATTAAAAATATCTTCTACTTCTTGCATAATTAACATCATTACTTTATTTTGTGTATCTTGTGGTAATTGATCTACTTGAAATTTTTGTTTAAGCTTCATTGTCTCTTTTACTTTTGCTTCTGGAATATTAATACCAGTTATTTTGTCTATTTCTTCATCGCTTAAATAGTCCATTGCCATATATAACCATTTAGAAAACATTTGTTTTAGTCCGTAAACAATATTACTTGTTAGATCCAACAATCTTATTTGAGATTGTGTCATAATTGTTTGCATATTACTTGCTGGAATATTTGGGTTATTCATATCACCTTGCATAGCTTGGTTTACTCCAGTAAGTCCTTCTGCTTGTTTTTCTATTATTTGAAGCATATTATATACAGAATTAGGTAATTCATTGTAAGAACCATCTATCATTATTTGATTTAACGGAGTAGTTGTGTTGATCTCAACTATTGGTTCTCCATTTAATGCTCTCATATAATTGGTTGAATCTAATGCACCTTTTT